CCAACTCGCGACTGATACCCGCTTTAGCTAACGCTTCGTAGGTCTCGTCTTTAAGTTCGCCTTCGTTTTCAAAGAACTCAACAGATGCGTCTTGGATGAGTTGTTCCGCGCCCGAAGGCTCGCTTACTTCTTCCGACTGTTCTTCGGTTTGTTCTTCTTCTTCTTCTTCTTTAGCCCCTGCTCCCATTTTTGATTCAAGTTCTCCGTAGGCTTTTGCCATTGCTTCCGCTGACTCAAACTTCTCTGGTAACCATTCTGGGCGTTCTTGCTCGCTTTGAGGTTCTTCAACCTCCGTTGCTTGCTGTTGATCGGGTTCAATCTCGCTTGGAGCTTTTTCGTTTATCTCGACTTTTTGGTAATCTGCCATATCGTTTATTATTCACTTGGTTGTTGTTGTTGTGTTTGTGCTTGTTGTGACAACGCGTTTATAGCGGGGCCAACAGCGGGAGCGCCTAGCTTCATCATCATTTCTTGTTGTTGAGCCTGTTGCATCGCCGCTTGAATTTCTTCATCGGTCTTAATTAATCCATCGGTTTCGATCCCTAACGCGGTTGCACGTCGTTTGAAGTAGTCGCCTACATTGACGTATTGAGCGACCGCTTCCGGGCCTACGACTTGGTTCGCTCCTGCAAGGAACATATCCAAGCGGTTAAGATCATTACCACGACCAAGGGCTTCAACGCCTGTTACGATCGTAGGTTTAACAATGTCCTTTGGAAGTTTAGGCAGTCGATCCTTCTTGCTCATGCGATCCATAAGACGCGTCACAAGCGGTAGTTGGAACTCCTGTGATAAAATTGAATAGAGTCCGCCCAACGCCGCTTCAAGTTCTTGTGACAACATACGGATTTCTTCCGCTGTAACTCTCTCGGCGTCACGCACCACGGAACTATTCAAAAGGAAAGCGTGACTAAGGCGGTCTTGGATTTGCGCCATGACGGTCTGAGCCACACGAAAATCATTAAACTTATTAAGTTGTAAAACCGATACATCGCCGTCAGAGCCTTGTACGATTGCTCCGTTTGGAGCTTCCGCTAAAGTCTTCGCTCTGGTGGTTCCGTTTGGATTGACCATGAACAACACCTTGGCGGCGGCGGCACTACCTTCAACGATCGCTTGGGTCAATGACTCCAACGATTTAAGGTCGCCTATATACTCTTCGACAAATCCTCTTCCGTAGTCTTCTCCGTCAATACGTGTGTATCTCAACGGCAACCAAGGAGACTTATCAATCGGATACGATCCTTTGGTCTCTTCTATGACGATACCTTTGACGTCCTGTTGTACAACGAACTTGTTTCCTTCGCGTACAACCGACGTGTAAAGATCGCAGTTGTTATCCTTTGATTCTTTATAAACTTCTTGTCTTACTTCTTCTGGAAGCATGAACGGCGCTACAGTCTCCTTGACGGCGATGTGCGTGACGTTCCCCATCGCATCACGTTTTACAACGTAACGGTCAGGACGAAAGACTCGCATACCGCCGTCGTCGGGGAGATAGAGTAGCGTGTTTCCTGTGATTAAAAGGTTCTTTAAAGCTTCGAAAACGCCGACTCTAAACGCCTCTACTTCAACCTCTTGCGACACAGCGCGTTCAACTTCGCTTAAAGCTTTCTCAAGGTCGGTACGGAGTTGTTCTCCTCCTTCTTCACCCATCTCAGCTTTCGCTTTATCGAGTTCATATCGATCGATAGCTAGGCGGAAGAAAGGCGCGTTAGGTGGAAGCAACGCCATCAAGAGTTTAGAAGCGAGGTTATTGACGCCTCTAGCTCCGATACCTTGGTAGGGTGTGTAATACTTCGTGTGAGGCCCGTGTCCTTCCGGCGGTAGAACGTATGGTATTGTCAGTTCAGACGACGTTCTAGCGCGATCAAGAAACGTCCACCGCGTATTTTCTAACTGCGTGTAAAGACTTTGAGCCGTTTCGTATTGCATTATTAAATAGTTGCTACAGCGATGCCATACTTGTTACTGAGATAGCCGAAAACTGTATTCATGTTTGCGTCGGACAAAGCACTATCGAAAACCATAAACTCGCCAAGGAAATTTGGAGAAGTAGTGATATTATCGTCAAGAATGTCGTAAGTAGCACCATTATTAAATATATTACCTGTCGGTATGTTTGTTTCTGTGTCGGCTGAAACGGCACCATTTACAAAAGATTCGATCAAAGATGAACCTCCTCGAAGTGCGTATATAAATATATTTTTCCTCAAACCAATGTTATCGTCAGTTAGTGCAAAAGTTGATCCGTCTCCTACACCTCCAAAATCGTCAAGCGCTAATCTAAATGTGTCAATACCACTAGGAACAAGAGTCCGTATTCTTAAAGAACTATCGGTACTTTTTATTAGATTTTTTGCCTGTATTGGATAAATTAGTGCGACAAGGAATAGGGTAGACGGATTAGCAGGTATTTCACTAGAAGTGGTTCCTGTAAAACTAAGTTGATCGCCATCATAATGCAAAAATGTTTTATTATTTACGCCAAAATTGTTTACTATTATAGGTCTTGAATTTACAGTACTTTGAACAAAATCAAACCCATTACCTGATCTATCTGCCCAAGCCCCCACGCTTGAGTTATCGAATGTTACTAAATTGCTCTTATTGTGATCGTCATAAAAATAACTTCCCTGTCCGTCTAACCATATATGCGGGCTTAATGCGGTGATGTCGGAATCTTGATAAGCCGCTCCATCTGAGTCATACAACTTCCACGCAGAACCAGACCATACAATAATTTGGTTTGTGTCTTCTTGGAAAAGAGTGTCTCCCGCAGATGGAGATCCTGGTCTAGTTGAGGATGTGCAAGTGTTTAATGTACTCATTTTTAATCGTTGTTAGATCCTCAATATCATTAAACCAACTCTTCTTGAGGCTTAGCCCAGTAAGAATCGTGATCAACAAGCTCGGAAGCTTCGAATTGATCATCGCATTTCCACATTCCTTCGGTAATAACCGGGAAGATAAACATTCCGTAATCAGCGTGGTCGGGATTATCAACCATGCGTGAATCCGCATATCCAACGGTTCCTTTTCCGTCAGGGATAGAAAGCAAAGATTTCATCTCAGCTTCTTTAGCGTCAAACTCCTCAGGAGTATTAAGTAATTTATATTTTTGTGCCATAGTATGTAAGGGTTAAAAGTTTTATACGTAGATTGTTTCGCCGGTTAAGTCTGAGAATGTAGGCTGCGCGCTTGCAGTTCCCTGAGTTGCATCATTTCCATTTCCGCTTGAGTCGGTTATTCCGGTAATACTGCCTGCGGCGACTGGAGAATCATTTGAATGGTCTCCCATTCTCCAGTATCCTAATAAGCTTAAAGAAGGTATGTCATTAGGTACTCCGCTGTTGTAGATGTCGGTAACATTAGAAGCAGAAAGTCCTGCGCCAAATATAGCTACTTCATCAATTAAACCATTCCAACGAGGCCACGTACTACTCCCATCAAAACCGCCAATAACAGTACTTGAAGATGTTGAAGGCGTGAACGAAGTTGTAAGAGTATCAGAAGAATTTTCCTGTCCGTTAATATATGTCTTCAAAACGCCTGAAGAGCGAGTAACCACACAATTATACCATGTACCAGCGTTTATAGTACCTCCACCCTTTAAAGCGCCATTCCATATATTTAGCCCGGCGCTACCCACAAATACTTGCCAGTTATTTGCCGAATTATCATAAGAACCTAAAACAGTATGGTAGGACGAACTAATACTATCTGCCTTTACCCACATACTTAGACCAAAATCTCCAGTTCCAAAATCAAAAGCGGTGGAAGGTGCAGAGGTTAAAGTTAAATAATCATCAGACCCATCAAAGCTCGCAGCCCATCGGTTTTGGAAGCTGGAGCCGGTGTCGTCGCTATAAATTGACCAAGCCGAACCATCCCAAACATAAAGTTCATAGGTATCAGTACCAAAAGCTATTGTGACCTCTCCAGATGGGTTTGATGGTGTGCTTGCCAGTATGTTAGACTCTGTATCTCTTGTGCTTATATTAAAGCCGCTCGATGCGCCGCCTCCGCCGCCGCTTGCATCGAACCCATAAAGAGTACCGAATGCAGGACGTTTTAACGTAGAAGGAAGCCCTGTAATAGCGCTTGGCTTCTTTGTTGTGGCGTCTGGAAATGTTAGCGACATAATTATTAAAGTGAGTCAGTAGTGCCTGTAACGAATACGGAGTAAGTACCGTCGGTTCTAGCTGAAACGTTTCCACGTATCTTTTCGTAGTGACCGTGATCGTCACGTATTACGACGTTTCCGTCGGCGGTTACTGCTTCGCTGTGAATGACGCGGAAGGCACCGCCGATATAAGCTTCAACATCTACAGTCGCACCGCTCGTTACCGAGGTAGATGCAATGGTAAATGTCCAGCCTTTTGCGCGTTCAACGCTGAAGGACGAGCCGGCTCCTGTGGCACTAACGCCATCAAGAAGCGTGATCTTCTGGAGTGATTTAAACATAGTTATTCTTTCTGGTTTATAGGTTTACTTAGGTAAATTTACACCGCTACCGCTTGAGTAGTTACCGCCCATTGATGGACGTCTTGTAAGTTGTGCCGTACCTCGACGCTTCTTTGACCCTGATTTACGAGATGCCCGTGAGGGTTTCGCAACTGCCGCTGTCGCCGTCGGTGGTGGAGGCGGAGGAGGCGGTGGGGCAGGGGGCGGAGGAGGAGGCGGAGATGACATTCCGATGCACATAATTATTCTTTCGGTGAAATGATTGTTGTATGTTGTTCGTCATAAACGTCTTGTAAAAACTCTACGACTTTTCGTTGTCCGACTTTGATCCAGATTTCTCGTTCGCTATCGCTTGGATCAGGACAGCGTAAAGGGAACCGATCGCTTAAAGCGTCGATTAAATCCTTGCTCAAATCGGGTAATTTTCTTTCAATAGGGTACGTCACTTATATATCCCCTAACGGATCGAACGGTTTAGGGCGAGCTAAATCTTCGTCTAACTTTCCTGTAACTTGTTGGATCATAGGACTATATTTCGCCTTCTGTTCGTTAGAAAACTCGGCGGGCATCCATAGATATTTAAGTTGTTTATTAACGGGATCGTACTCTTTGTGCTGTATCAGATACGCCATCCACGCGTTTGTAAGTGCCTCTTGTTCAGAGAGTTCGGCGTCGCTGTAAGCCCTAACAACTGTGTCCCAAGTCGCTCCGTTATTGTCGAGTAATCGGTTTGCTTTAACGCCGCCTACACCGGGAATACCTTTGTATCCATCGACAGGATCACCCGCCATTGTTTGCATAAGGTGATACCTATTAGCGTCTTCCACCGATACATCGTGTATTTCATCGCGATTAAAATCGTAGAAAGTACACGGTACAG